CTTCCAGATGGTGCTGACAATCCCTTGCTTGTTCCGTTTGAATATCGTCAACGACGCAAGAAGCTCACCGTTGTCCTGGAGCCAATGGATTGCCGCAGGGTTCGTCAGCGAGACTCGGATGTCCAGATCAGCGCGCGACAGTTCCTTGCGCTGCTCGATGTCTGAACGCGAGATAGAGATAGGCGTATAGGTCTCGTTTCCAGAACCCGCGTTGTAGATCACACTCTCGTCGCCACTGGTATAGGTCCACTTTGTAGTGGAGTCCTTTTCCGTAAACCGATAGAGCTCTGTCTGCGTGACCACAATGCCTCTTAGCTGACGGTTCTAACCGCCATAGAAATATCGGTGTGAAGACCGTAGTGATCGCAGATCACCTGATCATCAGCGTTTCGGACCTTCAGAAGAAACCCTACAGTCTGATCTTCGTCCCATTCCGGCAGTGCAGGTAGCGGGGGATCGAAAGTCAGTGTGTCATTTCCTCCGACTACGACGACTCCAGTAACCTTGGCGAAATGCCTCCCTGCGCTCGACTCTATAACGATTCGGGAGTAGGTGTCAAGCTCAAAATAGTGTTGGCCGTATTCGACCCCGTCAAGCGTAACTTGGTCTTCACCGCCAGTAGCCGGAAGAAGAACCGCTAGATCCGAGCGGAACGTGGGCAGGAGGAAGGTTGTCGACGCGCCCTGAATGTGGTCAGCAAAGGCCACCCACCAGAACCACGAATCGAGATCGAAGACCCTGTGGCATTGGTAACGGAGCGAAAAGAGCCATTGCGACTGCTCCCACGGCGTAAAGACGTCCGGCAAACCGACATACTCAACAACGCGAATGCCGGTATCAATCTTCTGTTCGAACTCGGTCCCGATAGCACGCAGGTCAAGCACAGGAAACCCGTCAAACTCTGTCAAGACAGTTGTGTTCAACGGAGACTTGAACGGTGCCCAAGGTAGCTGTTCGTCAAACTCGAAAGCTGCCGATGCGCTATCGTCGGGATTGCGGCGGGTGAGCGCTGCGCCGGCCATCGTGTAAGCTTCCACGAGCGGAACGAGCAGTGCTTTCGGGGAATAGCTGTTGGTGAGGACAGTCGTGAAGGTCACCGTTGTCGAAGTGACTGCTTGCACAATCAACTCCTCGAACTTATCCCCTTCGATCAGCAGTGCTAGCCGCCCGACACGGAAATCGCCGCGCAGCGCATTCACGGACACATTGTTCGCACCAGCGGACCGCTTCGCTTTGAGCTTGCATTGGTATTGGAATAGAGGAAATTTGAACAGCCTACCGAAGCGATCGTGCATCAGTGCAGCATAACGGCGAAGATCCTCGACCGTGCTGAATTCGAAACTACCTCCGAACTTCCGCTTCGGGTAACGGTTGAGGGGCGTTAGGTCTTCGGTTCCGTTGTATGAACGCTGAAGGTCAGTCGTCCACCTCCACACTTCGCGGATTGGAGTTTCTGGCGTCTGAAGGACTGTTTGATATGCCATTAGCGTCCTACGATCGAAGGATTGCGGCGAATGATATTCTTGACCACACGCTCTCCAGCCGGGCTGTCCATCGCTGCGATGAACGATTCCTCGTCAAAGAAGTTTTGGACTGTAGTGCGTGCATCGACCTGCGGAGCTCCACCAGCGTTATCGTTCGCACGCTGCTGAGCAGGCGTTTCGACGGTAACACGCTCGCCCCTCGTGACGTTCATGTTGATGTTGTTAGCATCGACACCCGAGCGTCCCTGAACCATGAACTGTCCGCCGGTTGCGAAGCTACCGACGTTCGTGCTCATAATTCCCGCTACCTGCGCACCCGTCTTAAACGCGACTGCGGCTGCGGCTGCAAAGTTCAAGGGCGGGGGAGCGCTGGCAAGCGCCTTCTGAACAGCGACATAACCGTCAATCGTCGCTTGGGCGATAGCAGCCGCCTTTCCGATTGCTGCGACCTCTTTGTTGCCCGACGACGTCAACGAAGCCAGCTGGCCGAAGAACTGCGAAGCGCCTTGCAAACGCATTTCAGAATAACGAGCGTTGAGCGCATAGATCGCTCGCTGAGCATCCTCTTCGCGCAATACGTTCTCTTGCCGTAGACGGTCGATTTCGGCGTAGAAGGCAGCCTTGTTATCGAGCATCATCTGGTCCTGCATAAGCGGGTCCACAATGCTACCGATCTGTGACTGGATATATTGCTGTTGGAGCAGAGCTTGATTGCGACGCATCAGCGCTGCAACCTCAGCGTCGATTGCTGCCGTGCTGTTCTGACCGAGGATGACACCCTTAGCCAGCCATTCCTGCCTGATCTGCTCGTAGAAGGCCGCCTGTTGTGCAGCTTGGCCGTAGAGTCGGGCAGCACCTTCGGCAGCGGTCATCTGCTCTTGCATCTGCATGAGCGGGTTAACCGCCGCTTCGTAAGCACGGTTCGCCAAGACCTGTTGCTCGCTTGCCTGCTGAGCAGTGATCGCACCTTCCGCTTGAAGAATGTTGATAGCTTGCAGCGCTGATTCGTGCGTCCGCATCGGACCAATACTGTCTTCATAGATGCGATCCATTTCGCGTTGAATAAAGCTGAAGTCTTGAATGAGCTGGATCTTCTCTCGGAACATAGCCAGCTGAGCTTCATCCAGCGGCATACGCCTCCGAATAAACTCCTGTTCGATTTGATCCAGGCGCTGTTGCACTTCGCGAGCGTCTTTCAGCATACGCATCCGCGCAAGCTCGTTATCGAGCGCCGCATTTGTGTCGTTGATATAATCGAGCTGCGTCTTCGCGTTGTTATCACGAGTCTTACGCTGCGCAGGGTCCGCTCGGTTGTCGATAATAGCGTTGGCAGCATTCCGGATGCGCTGACGTGCAGCTTCCGCAGCGTTAGCTTCCCAACGCTGAGCGAACCCGCGCAAGGTAGCATCGGCCTCAAGCACGTTCGCACGGAACGATTCGCCAATGTTAATCGACTCGAGCTCATACATATTATCTGTCAGGGACTGCACTCGCCCTTCGAACCTATCAATGGACGGAATGAACCCGTCGAACCCGAAGAACTCAAGCACAGCGTTGGCTTCGCTAGCAATATCGTTCAGGAAGTCGATTGCAGTGTTCGCAACCGCTCGCAGGGTCAAAATGGTTCCGTTGAAGATCCCGATAACGGTATTGGCAGCAATCTTGAACACATTGATAAAGGTCTTGCCGAGCAGCTCGAGCAACGTGTGGACCGCAGCATAAAATCCAAGGAAGGCCATGCGCAGGAAATTCATAGTCGAATCCCAAGCGCTTGCGAAGTATTCGTTGAGCGGGCCCCACCCTTCGACCATACCAGCGAGGCCTTCCTTCACTGTGGCCACAAACCCGTTCCAGCTATCACCGCTCGTGATGGTAAGCTGATTGAATTCTTTCAGATTGCCGCTAGCGTCCACTGTCGTATTCGACAGCTTCTTCATTTCCTTATCACTCAGACCGAGAGACCGAGCATAGCGTTCCATCGCCGGTTCGTGCTTTGTCGCAATATCGTTCGAGAAATTGCGGAAGCTAAGGAAAAGAACTCCAGCGGCCGCAGCCAGCAGCGCAAACGGCGCTAGCATCCGAAGAATAGTGCCCAAGAGCGCTTTCATTCCGCCGTCCAGCGTGCTGGCAATATAGCTCAGCTGAGAGCCCTGTTGGATGGCCACAAGCAACGGGTTCTGTCCGCCGGCTAGTGAGACACCAATGTCCTGCAACTGCGCGATGATATTCGCGTTCGCGTGCGTTGTCGTTCTCGCAGCACGAGCATAGGCATGAGACGCATTGGCAGCGTTGTTCAAGCCTCCGGCCATGCCGGTGTTGGCAGCTCCGGACGCGAGGGCAGCGCTGTTGCCCGCTTGGATGCTTGCAACATAGTTCCGAAAGCTGTGACCGGACGCCGTTGCAGCCGTGCCAGCTTGCGCAGTGGCGCTGGCTAGCTGCTGTTGCGCGTTGGCCGCTTGCGTTGATGCACCCGTAGCTCGCTGCTGGGCCGCTGTAAGCGCGAGAGCCGCACGCTCACTGGCTAGGGTAGCGGCAGCGGCCCGCGCTTGCGCAGCCTCGGTGCGCGCGGCCTCTGTAGCAACCTTCTGCTGTCCGAGTGCAACCTTCTGCGCAGCGACAGCGCCCGCATTCTGAGCATTCGTAAGGCGTGCCTGTGCGCTAATCAGACGGGCTTGTGCGCTGTCCGCCTTGGCCATGGCCGCAGCGAGACGGTCAACTGCACTAGCGTTGACGTTCGAGAGCGCAGACTTAAGCCGGTTTAGATACGTTTCACCGCGATCCGCAGCGTCCGCAATTCCCCGAAGCTTCTTTTCGACGTTGGCGTCAACCTTGTCGGTGACTACTACGTCAATCCGTTCGTCAGCCATTAGCCCCTCACTTCAACAAACGCTTAGCAGCCCGTTGAGCTGCTACACGAAACATGATTAGCGCCCGCGGAACGAATCCGCCAGCGAATTGCGTGCTACCACCTCGATCCAGTTCACCGATGTGCGGGGCAGTATTCGAGATGTAGATCGCCACCCCCGGCTTTTTTGAATCGAGCTTAGCTAGACCCACTGAAAGCGACTTCTCGCGGCTAGCAGCCGCCGTCGAACCCTTACGACCAAGGAAATGCGGACGTAAGGGCCCAGACGGGGCGCTACCGATGCCGATCTGAGTGTTGGAGATAGCTTCCGAGGTATCAACGGGCATAACTTCAAGCCACTCACGCAACACAGCCTCAGAGCCTTCACGCGCGATGTCGCTGGCGAGCGTCGGAAGACGGTCCGCCCTTGCGCGCATCGATGTTGCTAAGCTACTAAGACTTTTTGCCACGTGGACCTTTCGGTGTTCGAGGTTTCGGTTGCTTCTTTTTCCACCACTCGAGGAACCCGATATCCATCTTCTGGATGTGATACCAGAGGTCCTCCTGTTGTTCTGAATCGAGCTCGTAATCTAGTGCGTATTGAAAGCACATCGACCTTGTAATCCGATTCGGTCGTTCCCGTTCTTGATCTAGGTCGAACCATGCGTTGAAGAATAGAGCATTCCCAAAGAACAGTTCCGGCTTCTCCAATATCCGCTTAGGTAGCGGCTCTTTGAAGCGGCGAGCCTCCGCCCGGATCTTCTTTTCGACCTCGGGCGGAAACTCGTGCGTATAGATCAGAACGGCTGTTAGTTTTTTGAGGCGCCCTCCCGCTCCTGTTCGCGGAACGCAGCCGACTTCTGCGCACGCGATTCCCAGTCGTCATAAAGGTCGGGCAGCTCGTTGAACAGGGCGAGAGCATTCTCGCGGTTGAAATCCAGAAGCTCGCTGTCTTCGTCGTTGCCGGTCAGCTCCGACTTCGGGAGGTTCTCCCAGTCGAGCAGCACCGTATCAGCGAACACTTCCTGGAGCATCTTGCGTGCCAGGTCGTTGTCGAGCGCATCGTTTTGGATGGCTGACTGGTGAGGCTTCGTCACCTTGTTGAGTTCCTTCGTATAGCGCTTGTTCGAGCTGCTCATACGGGAAATCTTGATGCGGATGGGCTTGCTATTGTGGTCATTGACGGCGACTTCGAGCCACACGCCCTCGACCTCTGCAGTGCGATCGGTCTTGAAGGTCTTACGCAGGGACATTGTTCATCTCCTATTTATGATAACGGGGGGAACCTGATTGGCCCCCGCCCCGCGAGCATAGCTGAGCCGGGGCTGCTTAGCAATCCTGATCGGGCATGGCAACATCAGGAAGGTATGCGAACCAACCGATGAGCGCCGTATGACCGAACTCGGACTCGGCAGCCGCGTTCTCCAGCGGGAGCATGATCGCAGCATCCTGTTCGATTTCCAGCCGGCCGCCACCAAGGCTGAGCAGCGGGATGTCCATATAGACGCCGGCGTTCTGCTTGGCGTAAATAGCGTCGAACGTGACGTCCCAGTTGCACTTGACACCATGGATTGCTTCCACCGTAGTGAAGTAGGCAGAGCATTCCATGTCCACATCGAAGTTGCCGGTGATGGTATCGAACCCGCCCAGCACGCCCTGGGCCTTGGCCGAAGAGACGTTGTTGTTGAAGGTTGCCGACCATTCCGTCACACGCGCGAACAGCGGGTTCGGGTTCAGCGTATTCGGATCGATGACAGCCAGTCGAAGGCGATAGATGTTGGATGACGTATTGAACGCATCCTCACCGAGCGCCGTCAGCCTGGTGTTATCCGCCCGAGCACTGAGGGGACCTTCCGCGCCGGTGCGAGTATTGGCCTTCTGCCCGATGTAGGACATATCGAGATTCACCAGACCAGCTTGCGGGCTGTTCCAGGTCAACTCGTTGGCAACTGCGCCGGTGAGGTATTCCGACTGCACACCGTCGTCGTCACGGCCGAGCGTGCGTTCGATGACCGAGCTGAACCGCTTGATCAGGTCGGGATCTTCTTCGTTGCGAATACACGGGCCAAAGAAGATTCGCACCGTTTGACCGGCACCGGCATCCGTGACCACAGCCATCGTCGTCTTGTCGAAGCGCACCTCCGAACCGTCATCCGAGATGCTGTAGACCCGCGCATAGAACGGTTCCACACCCGCAAAGCGGTATGCAGCATC